CTTTTGTAAATTCTCCTATTACTTGTTTTACTGAAAATTTTGGATAAGGACTTATTAATGAAAGTGGGTCTACCGTTCCAGAACCAGCATATGGATTATACCCCCCCGCTATCATTTTTCTTGGAGTGGCCAAATGAGGTATAACTTCTTGTACATCCAATTGTACTTGAGTTGGAGTTGTAGTAGTTTGTACAAAGTTTCCTGTATCATTTTTTGCCATCCAAATTCTATCACCAGCTGGATTTCTTAACTGTTCAAATCCATAAGTAAATGTTGGATCTGCTGCAACATTTTTAATAAAATACGGATCAACATACAGATACCAAAATCCCGCCTCTTTTATATTTCGTATTGCAATAAGTACTTCATCTGCTAATAAATCCAATGCAATCAAAAGAGGATTTATACTTTGTAACTGGGCTAAAAGTTTAACCACTTCCATTCCAGCACTAGCAAGAGAAAGTGTATCTTTTACAACTCCGGCCAAATCACCAGCAGCTTTAGCCATTGATGCAATGTCTCCCGCCTTTGCAATTTGGTGAGGTTTCCACTCTGCCGTTGCTGTTTGTAATGCTTGAAATTCAGCCATTTTGTTTTTCCTTTTCTCTTGCGTCTTTCTTCAACTGGGCCGTCAATACGTTTTCCCAACCTTCTCTTTTTATTTTAAGAAGATCTGAATACATTGTCGCAAGTTGTTTGGTCTTACTCATTAGATCTTTAATATCATCTCTTCGAATTTCTGCTTCTGCCCATTTGCCTGTTGGATGTGCCATATTAATACTCCTTATCTCTTCCACTATAAATTTCATATTTGTTTCTGGCAGTTTTCACCAGACCAACTAAATCAGTTAAACCCTCAACATCTTTTATAATTCCCCCCAATAAATCTATATCTTGTCCTAATAAGAGATTAATATTATTATAAAGTGATTTGCCGTATGGAACAACCCCACCTGTAGCATTCGATGTTGGTATCGCACTTACCCTAACTGTTGGGGGATTACCTGCAGTTGCCGAGGCACTACCAGAACTATAAGCATATGTTGGTACTCCAATACGGCCATCTATTTCAGCAATTCTTGCATCCAAAGTGGTTACTAACGTACCACAATTGGCGGAAAATGTTACCCATTTTCCATGAACATTATCACTACTACCAAAACTCGCGCAATTAACAGCTGTGCCTACATTATCAGCCCCACCATCTAATCTAGTATTTCTGCCAGCCATTTCAGCTGCGGTATAGAAAGCTGCTAATGAAGCTTTTACCGATGCCAATGCAGTATCGACTGCATTTGTTCCAGTAGTCGCACAAATGTAAGTATCAAAATTGGCATCATTAGCCGAGGCCGATGTCACATGTTTAGTGCTTGCTCCTTCCATAACAGGATCACGAAATTTAGCTCCACCCGCCGTAGTTCCTTGTAATTCATCTATTACACCAGTTACAAATGCAACATCTGCATTAGCTACACTTCCATCGGTTGTCAATTTTCTTGCTATATAATTAGATACAATAGGATAGTCTACTACAGCACCAAGTCCATTTGAAACCGTTTCAAATGTTGAATTTGAGTTCGTATAAGATGTTACAAATGAGTGCTTTCGAATTATTCCACCGCTCAATCTATACCAATATGATGTTGATGTGGCCGTATCTTGTCCAGGTCCGGAGATACCATTAGCATGAACTACATCATCCACCGGAACTGTCCAATTGGATGTCGCGTTTGTACTTGCATGCAATGTTTCATCTGCCCGTATCAATGTTACTACACTCGCCAAACCTGTTCGTGGAAGTACTGCCCGCGGTTCCGTAGTACTCGGCATGGAATGACCGGCAATAGCTGTTACTGAACCCATTGTTGCAACGGCCGCATTAGCCTGTGGTGCATAATAAAATCTTTCAGCGGAATCGGTCACATATCTAAATTCTGGTAATGCACCAGCAGCATTTGCTCGTTCTTTATCAAATCTAACAAATCTTCCCGACCAAATATCTTTATCACCTAAACCGGATGGTTGTGTTCCGATTATTTCACCACTCTTTACTTCATATGTCTTAGTAGTTCCTGAATTGGAAGGTTTAAGTGGATTCTTTTCTATATCTGGATATAATGTTCCGTCATATTCTTTTCCATCAGAAGTATACGTCGAGCTCGCCCCAGCACTTAAATGATTTCCACCAGCAGCTGCGACATTGGCGTTCGCCGGATCAAAGAAACCAAGAAGACCTGTAAAGCTTGTAGTATTTGCAACACATAAGTCATCTTCGGAGCCAGTTGCATAAGTTCCCGCATCATCTCCTACTGGTGTCCAAGTAGAATTTGCTACCAAACCTTCCGCTGATACTTCTACTTGGCAAAAGATATCATGTGCGGCATGCCCAAGTGGTACACTATCTACTGAAAGTGTAACAGTGCCATTAGCGGTTGCTGCAGTACTCAATCTTAGTTGACTATCGGTAGCCTGTACAGCTGCAATTGTGGATGGTACACTAATTCCTGTACCACTAATTACATCATTATATTTAATTTTTAAAATATCAGCTGCAGAAATAGCTGTAACTACTACACTATCTGTTGTTGTCGTTCCAGTGATGGTAAACGTATTTACTGAATCAGCATGTTTCCTCAGATAAAATTTATTGTTGAACCCTGGACCTAGTGGAGTATAATTAGTATTACTTCCCTGAGTTATATGGTCAGCCAGTGTTAAGGTATTTAATTCTAAAACCCCTCCACTATTTTTTATCGCCACGCTTGCAACATTTGCTTTCGCCCAATGATAATTCCATGTATTCGCTGCTTGTTCTCCTGTTACGGAACTTCCCCATGCAATTGCATTTCCAAAAACAATATCGCCTCCAGGCGAATCGGGTGTAGTATATGCAGATAAATTTCCAGAAGTAGTTTCTAGTTCTCCTGAAACCCTAGAACGTATCATATAATAATTTCCAACATAAGTACTAAAAGTGTTACCATCTATTGTTTGATTTGCAGTAGTAATATTACTTAAAGTAATGGTATTGGTTTCTGTTAAATCAGTAGCAACATATCCGAAAAGTGAAGTGTTTGCTTCTGTAAGAGTAAGTGCACCATTTACTGTTTCATATGACGGTAATATAAATTTTCTAATACCTTGTGCAGAACCCTTTATGGAACCGGCACCGTAACATATTAATCTCTGTGCCGCCAAGGATTCACATACGGTCCCAAGAGACATAGTTGTGGTTGCACCAGCTTCATTCTTTCCCCCTGTATGTCCTTTGCACAATGCTTGAAGAAATGTATGTGCAAACTCTCTAGACAATGCAATGTCTGAAAGGATCGCCGCTCTCGCATCTATATGCATAACAGGCGAATCTTCTAACTCCCCCTTAGTTTTAAGTTTTTTCTTATCAATTGCTCCTGCCATTGTTATTATCCTATGATAAAGGTCCGGTAAATGGTATTGGTGGTGCTGCTGGAATTAACCCGCTCACTATCCACGTTTTTGTCCAAGTATCTAATATGCCCGACAACTCTTTGGCAAAATTTAATGGAGTTGGTTGAGGTCCAGAAAATAATTTCATCAAGCCAGGCGTATGAGTAGGTGGTGCTATTGGTGGTCCTATTTGTTGTCCAGACTGATATGTTAGTGCCATAGTTGTTAATGCTGTTGCTATTTGAGATCCTATTAGTGCACCAATTGGAAGTTGCTGTGCAAAAACTCCCCCTATTGCCATTCCAGTTGGAGCATCAACCACATTTGCTGTAGGAAAACCCCCCGCATTCATACCCATTTTTAAATAATTTGCAAATGCTTTCGCAATATCTTTTCCGGGCTTCATTGGATCAGGGGCTGGTGATGCAAACGCACCCGCCAACTCCATCATCATTACTGCTTTAACTAGTGCCATTATTCTAAACTCATTCCTATTTTTAAAGATTTCAACAATGCCAAATTAACTGTCGCCGGTGGCATTGGTGGTCCTGAGGGACCCGTTCCAGTTGGATGCGTATGATTCAAAATTTCATCAATTAGTACATCTAAAATTTCTTTTAATGAAGCAACCAACCCTTTGACCTTTACTTTTCCTGAAGATCCTACTGAAACCTCTCCCAATAATCCTTCCATCTTTGCATCACCAGATGTACCTAATGTGAGCGATGCTAATACTCCCTTTAAACTAGCAGAACCAGATAACCCCAAATCCATAGAAGACAACAAACTAGAAAAAGATACATCCCCTAACAAAGTAGTTCCTTTAATTCCAGTTGTACCCAAAATAGAAGTCAATATTATATCCCCAAAAGGTTGTATAGCAATTGATGCTCCTAGTCCAGCAACTCCTAAGTTCATTTCAATTCCACCACTAAGAAGATTGTCTGTACATTCCATTCCAATCTTCCCTGCGGTTGCTGTTGTTTTTTTAGCATACCCCAAAGTAAGTGCGGGTAATATTCCGAATATAGATTCGTTTATTGAATCCGTAGAATTGATTGATATTCCACCACCAGATTGTACACCAATAGATCCCTGAGAATTTAAACTATATGCTCCGGTTTGATGAGTTAACTTCCCACCTACTTTCTTTTTTTCATCTCCTGTTGTAGTTTCAGAAGCACTCGCAGATTTCTTTTCAATGTTTACATTATTGGCCGATAGAGTAAGTGTCTCATCTGCCCTTATTATCAAATTAGCAGCTTCAAGATTAATTGTTCCTGTTTTATTATTAATATTAAATCTACCTTTTTTTATAGCAACAGAATAATCACCATCAACCTTGTCTGTCCTATTACCAAGAATATAATTTTCTTGTGAACCATCGACAGTTGTGTAATCACTCGCTTCAATGTGTGTATATCTTGCTCCTAAAATAATATCATAATAGTTATTTACAACCTTATCAACTCTAATTCCAGTAGGATGTATCTCCGTAAATGTACCAGTTCGATGATACCAATGCATTCTTTCCCAGTTAGGTGTATCATCCATTTCAACAATATGTCCGCTCTCTGTTTGATGAACATGATTGTATGGATAGATTGCTTGCCAAGGTATCTTAGGTTCAGACCAAGTTTTTCCATCTGCTGTAGCAATTTCTAACTGACCAGCTTTACGGTTTTCCATTTTTTCGAAAACAATTCCGGAAACTCTTGGATCACTAGTATCAGTATTTCCACGAATTCCTCTTGCCAATCTATTCGTAGTTGGTTCTTTTAAATAATCTAATTTCCTAGTGAACGATAATTCTGTATTTGCTAATCCTGTATCTGGATAAGTTGACCTAAGAGGATTCTCTACAACCTTAACAGTAAATGGTGGAACTCCTGCTCTGGGTCCGGTTTGACCAATTAATGATCTTACAAATGTTTTCTTTTCAAGTGTAACCGAATCTGATACTGCAACTGTTCCCGCATCTTCAGTAGGACTTGGCCTAGCATTATGAATGACGCTCGCTGGTTCTCTTGGCACCATGTCTGCTGCTGGATTATAAAGTAAACTCCTTGATCCAGATTCATCTTCAAACAATGGGTGGCCAACATCACCAATTTCTAATCGTGGATCAAGAAACCCCTGACCACCTGTTGCTGTTCCATCATTATTAATTCCTTTTGCATCTAATTCTGGTATACCACCAAGTGTACCGAAAAACATTGGTTCTTGTCCGGCTTCACCATCACGATAAAATCCAACAACCCACGTTCCTTCCACTGGTCCAAGAGGTGAAGACCCTACACCTGTTTGACTCGCAGAAGTAATTGGAGAAACAGGATACGCCCAAGGAAGAGAAACAGTAGGCATATCATTCTTGTCTTCTGAATGCCATCCCAATATTCTAACCTTACACCTTCCGAGATAAAGAGGATCATGGCGGTCTTCGACAACTCCTTGCCACCAAACGAACCCTTCTTTCCCCATAAAATATGCCATAATATTATCCTGTTTATGTAATTGTTCTAGTTGAATCAGCTTCTGCTACTTCAGCACTAGCAGAAACTTTCAATGAATCTTTTATTGCTTCAAATTCTATTTCGTATTTTTCACTAGTAAAATGGTGTCTCAATTTTGTAATTAAATAATATCCACTTAAGTACTTATGGTGTGCAGATTGGGTCGCTCCATCACGATCTGTTAAATCTTGTGTTGGTATTTTAAATTCAATCAAATCACCAACTGTTCTAGTAGACATTCCAGGGGCTCTAATATTTAATTTAATATTATTAAGTTGTTGACTCTGTACCATACGTGATTGCATCCACTGTTCTACTCTATTTGGAATAATATTTAATTGACCTTTAACTGTTCCCTTTACTCCTTGTGTGCCAATATCGTCTTTGAATCTAACATCATGAGCAAAGTTAGTAGGATAAAAAGATATGACGGATTCTGGTGATCCCATAGCAGATTGATTTTCACTACATAATTTTCCTTTTCCTAAATGGGAAAAATTGTCAGAAAAGTTCTTTGCCGATGTGGACATTTTCTTTACATTCAATACCTCAGTAGCGCCGGTCGTTTCATCAACCGTTACAGTTTCTTCTAGGTTTGCTGGATCATGAATATTAAAATCTAATGTATCATATTTCATTCTAACCAGATCATGAGTAAGTAATCGATTAGAGTACATACCCTTTGTTAGATTTTGTAACACATCAAAATTTGAAGAGAATTTATATTCATCTACCGCGGTCATTTCAATAGCCACGTTTTTCACATTATCACCTTTTTCCCTCAATCCTTTGGGTTGAACCACATAGGTTTCTTTAACTGGTTGTTCAGGAGCAGTGTATGTTAGTTCTGTTGGAGAACCAGGAGCCCCCGCAACTGTACTATATCCTGTACCACCACCAGCCATAAGGGTTTCCAAAGAAACAAAAAAGAATCCCTTTACAGTTTCATAAAAAAGAAAACTAGAACCTACAGCATGATTACCAGAAGACACCGCCCTTGATGCCAAAAAATTAAACGCCTTAAAGGGAGAATAATTTGGTATAACTAAACTTGTGGGGTTTTTAGTTGGCTCAATAAATAATTTTTTAGCAATTCTACCCCTCTTAAAAAATTGTGTATAAAGAGATTTTATAGTAGTAGATATTCTTCGGGGTTCTAGGGAGCCTGGGTCAAGGGATGATTTCATGACTTTTGATTTTAAATTAATAATATATTCTTCAGAAACCAAGTGTAACGTATAACTGATCATACCATCATTAAGTTTATTCAAATCTGTCAATTTGATTACACGAAATTTTAAATTTATTATTCCATCACTTTCACTGCCTTGAAACGGACCTGGGATAATAGTTGTATTACTGCCCCTTTCTCTTTTAAATCCTCTTGTTCTTACGTGTATATGAATAGTTTCTTCGCCAATAATTGGAATAGTTTCCATCAATCCAATGGAATCTGTAATTTGTATACTTCCAGTAAGAGAATTCGCAAAAATATCTTCATAAATATTGAGATTTGACCATGCACCTTTCAAGTCAATATATCCCCCCACCGCCCTATTGGGAGAAGTAAGCGTGAGCTTCAGAAGTTCAAAATCTCCCGGAAATGTGGGGAGTTTAGCTTTATCTGGATTTTTTAAATTTGGATTTTTCGTTCCATGATTAGCGGTTTGTGTTTGAACACTTTGTCCTGCTTTACGCCTATCAAGAATTGTACCAAAGGTATCTTTTGGTGGCATTATTCCAATTTCTCCGCATGTTCAGAAAGTATGTCTGAAACATAAAGTCTATCAATTAATTTAATATCTCGTTTGGCTTCGTTTCTATCTACTTCCCAATCATAACAATACTTAATATTTCTTGCGGTTGTTGCAAGAGTATCATATGTTGTTTCGTCAATTTCAATTCTGGCTTCGGGAACCGGATCTGTTGTTCCTGTAGATTCTACTCTTGTTCTAAGAATTTGTTCATAATGGTGAATAGTATTTTTTGCGATAGTTAATGTTCCATACTTATCTTTAATATATGCTCCAAATTCTCTAGATCCCAGAGGCCATTCATAAATTGGATCTGTTATATCATTAATCAAAAATATCAACCACGTATATTTAACATCACCATATACTTCATTTGATACATGATCAGGACGATAATTTTCTTTTATTGAATAAGGAAAATATGAAATAACATCATCCAAAACAATATTCTTTATTTTAGCCCGTTCCATTAGATTAATAACAGTTTTAACCTTGGCGGGTTTTGTACCAGAAATGTTATAACTAATTTGTGGATAATTCACAAAAAAATCCGACATGATTAACCTCTCCTTTTATTAAAGACCTTTATTTGTTATTTTACTTCGATGCATCACTTCTATTTCCATAAATGAAAGGGCCATGTTTATAGTTACTGGATATTGTGTACCTTCAAAAAATAAAACAGTATCTTGAGTAGTATAAGATAAATCACAACTAGTTAATACAGATCTTCCTATATTAAACATTGGATTAGAATTAGTTTTTGGTAATGTGTTACCATTAACAGTAAAATTAATTTCAAATTCATCTGGATATCCAAACATTCCCGATGGGGCGGTTGAGTTATCCCCCCCTGCATGGGCAGGCAACATAGCCTCTTTAAATGCAGATGCAATTTCAACACATTTGCTAGATTCACCCACATCTTCTGGCATCATTTTAAAAGAGAATTTATGTTCACGCATTTGGGTTGGGCCTTTATATGCAGCAACAATATAGGGATTGGCCACTACACCTCTAGTTGCTTGC